GGCCGGCAGCAATAGACCGGCTTCATGACACTTCAAGGGCAAAAGAAAATTCCTGCGAGCGGAAAATAGTCCTTGACAGCGCGCGCTCGATCGGGTAGGAACGGGCATACTCCACAAATGGGTGAACAGATGAGCGGTGCGGGAACAGATCCCGCGCCCGCCGCCCTCTGGGCGCGGGTGCGGGAACGCTATGAGAATGGGATCGAACCGGTGACGGCCATTGCCGCCGACGCCGGCATCAGCCGCCAGGCGCTGTCGAGCCGGGCGCGGGCCGAGGGCTGGAAACTGCGCAGTGCGCCGCAGCACGCAAAGCCGCAGGGCACGCGCGGCACGCTCACGCGCTTCAAGGCGCTGCTGCAGCAACGGCTTACGGAATTCGAGGCGCAGATCGGGTCGCTGTCCGCCGAGGCCAGCGCCGCGACGAGCGAACGCGACATCCGCGCCATGAACACCTTGGTGCGCACGCTGGAGAAGGTTCTTGAGCTCGAACGCAAGGAACGCGCCCGGCGCATCGCCCGGCGCAAGCATGACCGCCGTTTCGATGACACCGAGCGCGAGACGCTTGCGGACAAGCTTGAGGGCCTGCGCCGCGAGCTTGGAGCCGGGAGGGCCAGCATGGCTGAGCCGCCAGCTGAGCCTCAGCCAGGTGCGGGCGCTGAACCGGGACTGGCGCAACTGGGGCCGGGAACCGCAGCAGATTCCGCCGGAGGGCCCTGACTGGCGCAGCTGGCTCATTCTGGGCGGGCGCGGCGCCGGCAAGACGCGCGCCGGAGCGGAATGGGTGAAGGCGCAGGCGCTCGGTGACTGGAGCGATGGCCGGCCGCAGGCCGCGCGCATCGCCCTCATCGGCCCCACGCTCAACCAGGCCCGGGCCGTGATGATCGAGGGCAAGTCGGGGCTGCTCGCCATTCACATGGATGACGAACGGCCACGCTACGAACCTTCCAAGCGGCTGCTGACCTGGCCCAACGGCGCCATCGCGCAGGTGTTCTCGGCGGATGAGCCGGACAGCCTGCGGGGGCCGCAGTTCGACGCCGCCTGGTGCGACGAGCTCGCCAAGTGGCGTCTCGCCCAGGAGGTCTGGGACATGCTGGCCTTCGCGCTGCGGCTGGGCGAGCGGCCGCGTGCGGTGATCACCACCACGCCGCGGCCGGTGCCGCTGCTCAAGACCCTGATGGCCGATCCGGCGACGGCGGTGACGCGGAGCGCCACCTTCGACAATGCCGCGCATCTGGCCAAGAGCTTTCTGGCCGATGTCACGGCGCGCTATGGCGGCACGCGGCTCGGTCGGCAGGAACTGGGCGGGGAACTGATCGAGGACGATCCCGACGCGCTGTTCCGGCGCGACCTGATCGAGGCGGCCCGCGTGCGGAGACCGCCGGAACTGGGCCGCATCGTGGTGGCGGTCGATCCGCCCGCGGGACATGGGCGCAGCGCCAATGCCTGCGGCATCATCTGCGCGGGGCTGGGCCGCGACGGCATCGTCTATGTGCTGGACGACCATTCGCTCGAACGCGCCCGGCCCATGGCCTGGGCCGAACGGGTCGTGGCGCTCTACCACGCGCGTGAAGCCAGCCGCGTGGTGGCCGAGGTGAACCAGGGCGGCGCAATGGTGGAGCAGATCCTGCGCGAGGTCGATGCAACGCTGGCCTTCCGGCCGGTGCACGCCACGCGGGCCAAGCGGGCGCGGGCCGAACCGGTCGCCGCGCTCTATGAGCAGGGCCGGGTGCGCCATGCAGGCGTGTTTCCGGAACTCGAGGATGAGATGTGCAGCGTCATCGGCGAGGGCGGCAGGAGCCCCGACCGGCTCGATGCGCTGGTCTGGGCGGTGAGCGAACTGCTGCTCAGGCGGCGGGCCGAGCCGCGGGTGCGGACGATCTGAGGAGACAGCATGTTCGAGAGACTGAAACGCCTGTTCGCTCCGGAAACCAAGCGTTCGGCGACGGCCGCACTGGTCGCGCTGCACCAGGTGGGCCTGCCGCAGTGGACACCGCGCAGCTATGAAAGCCTGGCGCGCGAGGGCTTTGCATCCAATGCCGTGGGCTACCGCGCGGTGCGCATGATCGCGGAAGCCGCGGCGTCGTTGCCGTGGCTCGTCTATGAAGGCCTGCGCGAGGTGAGCGATCATCCGCTGCTCGGCCTGCTGGCCCAGCCCAATCCCGGCCAGCCGGGGCGTGAATTCGCCGAGCAGCTCTACGGTTTCCTGCTGGTGAGCGGCAATGCCTATGTCGAGAAGGTGGAGATCGACGGCGCGCCGCGCGAACTCCACGCGCTGCGGCCCGACCGCGTGAAGGCGGTGGCCTCGGCCAACGGCTGGGCGGAGGCCTATGATTACTCCGTCAACGGACAATCAGTCCGCCTGCCGCGCGCCGGCGTGCTGCATCTGAGGCTGTTCAACCCGCTCAACGACTATTACGGCCTGTCGCCGCTCGATGCCGCGCTGCGGGCCATCGACACGCACAATGCAGCCTCGGCCTGGAACAAGGCCATGCTGGACAATTCCGCGCGTCCTTCGGGCGCGCTCGTCTATGCGGCGGCCGACGGGCAGCTCACGGCCGAGCAGTTCGACCGGCTGAAGAGGGAACTGGAACAGAGCTACCAGGGTGCCACCAATGCCGGCCGCCCGATGGTGCTGGAGGGCGGACTCGACTGGAAACAGATGGGCTATTCGCCGCGCGACATGGAATTCACCGAGGCCAAGAACGGCGCGGCGCGCGAGATCGCGCTGGCCTTCGGCGTGCCGCCCATGCTGCTCGGCATTCCGGGGGACAACACCTTCGCCAATTACATGGAGGCCAACCGCAGCTTCTGGCGCCAGACCGTGCTGCCCATGGCAAGCCGCATGGCCGAGGCGCTGTCAGGCTTCCTGGGCGAGGGGCGCTATCGGCTGGCCCATGACCTTGACCAGGTTGAGGCGCTTGCCTCCGACCGCGAAGCCCTGTGGGCGCGGCTGGGCAAGGCCGACTTCCTCTCGGACGAGGAGAAGCGCGCCGCCGTGGGATATGGCGCGAAGGCGTAGGGACGGAAGATATCGTCTCGCGGTCAGGCCGGACCCGCTTTCGCCGGGGTGACGCCGATTTCGTGAATGGGAGTGAGGAAGGAATGCAGACCCGCCGGGAAAAGAGCCGGCTGGGGCAGCCGCTGTGCGCCTGCTCCGGCTCGGGCGTGTTCGTGGGCTATGCGAGCCTGTTCGGCCGCCGCGACCAGGCGGGCGACATCGTGATGCCCGGCGCCTTCACCCAGACGCTGAAGCGGCGCGGGCCCGCAGAGGTGCGCATGCTGTTCCAGCATGACGCCGGCGAGCCGGTGGGCAGCTGGCTCGACATGCGCGAGACCGACAAGGGCCTGCATGTGACCGGCCGCCTCGAACGCAAGGTGCAGCGCGGCCGCGAATTGTTCTCGCTGCTCGAAAGCCGCGGACTCGACGGGCTGTCGATCGGCTTCCGCACGGTGCGGGCGCGGCGCGACCGCGCGCTGGCCGCCCGGCTGATCACCGAGATCGACCTCTGGGAGATCTCGCTGGTGACCTTCCCGATGCTGGAGGGTGCGCGGGTGTCGCATGTGCGGGCGGCGGCGGAGAAACTGTTTCAACCATGGAAAGGATGAGAGATGGAGACGGGACTGGAGACCAAGGTCGCCTTCGGCGACATGATGCAGGCCTTCGAGGCCTTCAAGGCCGCCAATGACGAGCGGCTTTCGCAGATCGAGACGCGGATGAGCGCCGATGTGGTGACCGCCGAGAAGGTCGAGCGCATCAACCGCGCGGTCGATGAGGCGAAGGCACGCCTCGACGAGCTGACGCTGAAAGCGAGGCGGCCGCAGCTTTCAGGCGACGCCGAGAAGGCGCCGCTCGCCCGCGAGCACAGGCAGGCCTTCGAAAACTATGTGCGCAAGGGCGAGGCGCAGGGACTGGCCGGTCTCGAGGCCAAGGCGATGTCGGTGGCTTCGGGCCCGGATGGCGGCTTCCTCGTTCCGCCGGAGGTCGAGAGCGAGATCGGGCGCCGGCTCTACGCGATCTCGCCGATCCGCGCGATTGCGAGCGTTCGGCAGGTGTCGGCCCCGCTGTACAAGAAGCCGTTCTCGACGAACGGGCTGGCGACGGGCTGGGTGGGCGAGACGGCGGCGCGGCCCGAGACCGGCTCGATCACGCTGGCCGAACTGCAGTTCCCGGCGATGGAGCTCTATGCCATGCCGTCTGCCACCCAGACGCTGCTCGACGATGCGGCCGTGAACATCGACCAGTGGCTGGCCGAGGAGGTGCAGCTCGTCTTCGCCGAGCAGGAGGGCATCGCTTTCACCACCGGCACCGGCGTGAACCGGCCCAGGGGATTTCTCGACTACACCAAGGTCGCGGATGCGGGCTGGAGCTGGGGCAATCTCGGCTATCTCGCCACCGGTGTCGCCGGGGCCTTCGCCGCGACGAACCCGTCGGACCGGCTGGTCGACATGGCCTACAGCCTGAAGACCGGCTACCGGCAGAATGCGACCTGGGTGATGAACCGCCGCACGCAGAGCGCCATCCGCAAGTTCAAGGACACGGCTGGCAACTACATCTGGGAACCCGCCGCGAGGCCCGACGGCAAGGCGACGCTGATGGGCTTTCCGGTGACCGAGGCCGAAGCGATGCCCGACATCGCCACCGATTCCTTCGCGCTGGCCTTCGGTGATTTCGCGAGCGGCTATCTGGTGGTCGACCGCATCGGGCTTCGCGTGCTGCGCGATCCCTATTCGGCCAAGCCCTATGTGCTGTTCTACATGACCAAGCGCGTGGGCGGCGGCGTGCAGAACTTCGAGGCGATCAAGCTGATGAAATTCGGCGTGAACTGAGCCAGGCCCCATCCAACATCTTCAGGACAAGATCCATGCCAGCGATTCTCGTGGGCGCGCCCATCACCGAGCCGGTGACGCTTGCCGCCGCCAAGGCGCATCTGCGCATCACCCACAGCGACGACGACCTGCTGCTTCTGCAGCTCATCACCTCGGCGCGGCGGGTGGCGGAGGCGCGCACGGGCCTGTGCTTTCTCTCGCAGGCCTGGCTGTGCCTCCAGGACGCCTGGCCCGGGGACCTCACCGTGCGGCTTCCGGTGTCGCCGCTGATCGCTGTCACCGAGGTGGCCGTCCTGGCGGCAGATGCCGCCAAGACGGTGCTGGACCCCGCGCTCTACGAGGCTGATCTGGCCTCGCGCCCGCCGCGGCTCATGCCGGTCAGCGGCGCCTGGCCGCTGCCGGGCCGGCTGCTGAACGGGATTGCCATCGCCGTCACCGCCGGATTTGGGGCGGCCCCCGAGGCCGTTCCCGAACCACTGCGCCAGGCCATGCTGCTGATGGTGGCGCATTGGTATGGCAATCGCGGCGAGGAGGCGGGTTCG